TACTATCTATGCAGATGTAACTGGATCAGGATCTGTTACTATCGGATACACTGGCTAGGAGGCTAAATGGCTAACACTACCTCTGGAACAACTACGTTTGATAAAACTTTTTCTGTTGACGAAATAGTAGAAGAAGCTTTTGAACGTTTAGGTATTCAACAAGTATCAGGTTATCAATTAAAAACTTCACGAAGATCATTAAATATAATGCTTCAGGAATGGGGCAATAGAGGTATTCACTATTGGGAAATAGGAGAACTTGATCTTGATTTAATTGAAGGTCAAGCAGAATATAAATTCTTTAGAGCTAGTTCAGATGGTACAAGTGCGGTTTCAAATCCAAATGGTGTATATGGAATATCCGATGTCCTTGAAGCACAATTAAGATCAAATAGAACAGCAACAGATCAATCAGATAGTCCAATGACTAAAGTTGATAGATCTACTTATGCTGCTTTTTCAAACAAGCTTTCTAAAGGAACCCCTAATCAATACTGGGTACAAAGATTTATTGATCATGTTAGTATTAGTGTTTATCCAACACCTGATTCAACTAATGCATCTAGAGATATGCATTTCTATTACATAAAAAGAATTCAAGATATTGGAGCCTATACTAATGCAACTGATATGCCTTTTAGATTTGTACCTTGTATGGTTTCTGGTTTAGCATATTACTTATCAATGAAGTATCAACCACAGCTAACTCAAAACTTAAAATTAATTTATGAAGATGAATTTCAAAGAGCATTAGCAGAAGATGGTTCAGCTTCTAGCACATTTATTACACCAAAAGCTTATTACCCAGGAACTTAATGTCTAAATACGCAACAGGAAAACATTCAAAAGCAATTTCTGATCGATCTGGTATGGAGTTTCCATATAGAGAAATGGTTAGAGAATGGAATGGTGCTTTTGTGCACTATACAGAATTTGAACCTAAGCAACCACAACTTGAACCAAAAGCAATTGGTGGTGATGGTATTGCATTACTACAAGTAAGAACAGATAGAACAGAACCAATCACAACTGTTATGTTACCAGAAGATCCTTTTACAACTTATCAAGCTGGGTCAAGTATTATAAATGTTTTTGCACCAGGACATGGTTTAACAAACGGTACAACTTATTTATTTAGAGGTGCACCTACAACATCTCCTGGAACAGGTACTTCAACTAATCCTGTTTTTGCTTATGCATCAATTCCAAATTTTGATGGAATAACAGGAGCACAAATAGGTCAAGGATCTGGTTATGCTATAACAACAGGTCTTTATGACAGTGGTGCAAGAGTTACAACAGACTATGCTCTATCCAATTTCTTCTTCTTTACAGTTAATGCGGATACTGCTACAACAGGAAACATCAAAGGAGGAGGCTACGGTTGTTCCGTTGGACCTATAACAATAAACGCATGATAAAAAAATTTATTAATTTTATTAAAAATATGTTTAAATGTGAGAGACAAGACCCTCATCTTAAAATGTATGAAGAAGTGAGAACAGACAAACAAGAAAAGATACGTAGAAAATATGGAGAATCAGAGTAATGGCTTATACTTTAGCAAATCTACAAGATGATATTAGAAATTACACTGAAGTAGATAGTGATGTTTTATCTACAGGGGTTTTAAATACTATAATTAAAAATGCAGAAAACAGAATTTATAGAGATGCAGATTCTGATGATAATAGATTTTATGCAACTTCAAATCTAGCAGCTGGAAGTAGATATGTAACTATACCTTCTGATTTAAGATTTATTAGATATGTTCAATTGACAGATGCTGATGGAAATCAAACTTTTTTAGAGAAAAAAGATACTTCATATATGGCAACTTTTTATGATACTCCAGGCACAGCTTCTGGTATTCCCAAATATTATGCTAACTGGGATGCTAATTATTGGGTGGTAGCACCTACACCAAATAGCACTAATTTAATTACTTTAGCTTATACAAAACAACCAGATTCAATAACAGCTTCACCAGGAAGTACACAAGGGACATATACAAGTAATAAATATCAAGATTTACTTTTATATGGATGTTTGGTAGAAGCATATGGATACTTGAAAGGTCCTGCAGATATGTTACAATACTACGAAGGATCTTTTAAAAGAGCTTTACAATCGTACGCGATCGAACAACAAGGTCGTAGACGCCGAGACGAATATCAAGATGGAGTTATTCGTACACCTCTTAAATCACCATCACCATAAAATAAATTAAGGAGACAATTAAATGGCAAATATAGTACCTGACTCTTTTAAAACAGACCTACTTGGTGGCGTGTTTGATTTTGATTCATCTGGTGGATCAACTTTTAAACTAGCGCTTTATACATCTATAGGTGGTTTTAGTACTTCAACAACTGCTTATACAACTACTAATGAAGTTTCTTCATCTGGTACAAACTATACAGCGGGTGGAAATACTTTAACTAACAATGGTGTAGCAGTATCAAGTAACATTGCATATGTTGACTTTGCAGATTCTACTTTTAGTTCTGTAACGTTATCAGCAGTAGGAGCACTGATTTATAAAGGTACAAGTAATGAAGCTGTATTAGTTTTAGACTTTGGCGGAACAAAAACTGCAACTAACGGTGATTTCGTTGTTCAGTTTCCAACTGCTAACTCATCTAGTGCAATCATTAGACTTGGCGACGCGTAATAAAATTTTGGAGTAGTAATGGCTTTAATAGTTAACGATAGAGTTAAAGAAACAAGTACAACTACTGGAACAGGAACTTTTAGTTTAGCTGGTGCAGAAACTGGTTATGAAAGTTTTGTTTCAGGAATTGGAACTGGTAATACAACTTACTATGCAATTGAATTAAATTCAGCTGGTGAGTTTGAGGTAGGTATTGGTACAGTAACCGATGCTTCACCTGATACTTTATCAAGAACAACAATTATCTCATCATCAAATTCTGATAGTGCAGTAAACTTTTCTGCAGGTACTAAAAATGTTTTTTGTACACTACCAGCGAAGAGAGCTATGTCACCATCTATGACAGCTACAGGTTATGTTGTAACACATGCAACAACACTTGACGAAACTCAAACAGTTGCTTCAGGAGTATTAGCAGGACCAGTTACAGTAACTGGTACACAAACAATAACAGGAACGGTAGTAGTAGTTTAATGAGTAAAATAGAAGTAGATGCAATAGATAAACAAAGTGGTTCAACTTTAACCTTAGGTGGTTCTGGTACAGCTGTAACTTTAGCTAGTGGCGCTACTCAATCAGGTTTTGGTAGAGAAGGATCTGTCGATTGGCAGACAACAATTAAAACAGGTGATTTTACAGCAGTTAGTGGAGAAGGTTATTTTATAAATACAACTAGTGGAACAATTACGATGACACTACCATCTTCTCCTAGTGTTGGAGATATTGTAGCATTAAAAGATTATGCAAATACATTTGACACAAACAATTTAACAATTAATAGAAATGGTCAACCTATTTCTGGAGAAGCAGTTAACGCAATAATTAGCACAGAAGGTCAAGCATTGACTTTAGTTTATGGTGATGCAACAAAAGGTTGGCAATCAGTTGCAGCATCAACTGAACCTGATTTACCTAAAGCAAAATTTGTAACTGCAACAGGTGGTACAATCACAACAGTTTGTACAAATTTCAAAGTTCATACATTCACAGGACCAGGAACTTTTTCAATATCTTGTGCAGGTAATTCTTTAGGATCAAATTCAGTAGATTATTTAGTAGTAGCTGGTGGTGGAGGAGGAGGTTATACGACTGGTTGTAATGGTGGTGCTGGCGGTGGTGGTGCTGGTGGTTATAGAGAATCTTCTGGAACAGCTTCAGGTTCTTATACTGTAAGTCCTTTAGGATCAGGCGTTTCAGCTAAAACAGCAACAGTATCAGATTTTCCAATTACAGTTGGTGGAGGAGGACCTGCTGGTGCAGCACCTCCAAGTGGACCAGCTTGTCAAAATGCTCCTGCAAAAGGAAGTAATTCAATTTTTTCTACAATAACATCTACAGGTGGTGGAGGTGGTGGATATAATGGTGCCTGTGTTACTGGAAAACCTGGTGGCTCTGGAGGAGGTGGTGGAAATGGTTCGCCATCACCAAGCAG